TAGCCGAATGACTGCGAGTAAATCCTAGGGTATAGGAATGTACCAGTAGTGTGTCGGGTATATTTATAGGTTCTATCGCCTATTGCCATTTAATTTCTCCTTTAATCCCCGTGCCAGGGATTGCCCCGCCGAAGCGGAGCTACCTGGACCGTGGTTTAGCTTATTTAGCTGTTGTCGCCCTTAGAGCCGTAGATGCCTCTCCAGTCAGACCAGCCAGGAAGACAGCGGAAAGCGTCCTTCCATTTGGCTACGTCGTTGTCGAAGTCATATTCAGGACCTTGTAGGCCAGTGTCACTTCGCATGAAGTAAATCAAGCGGGCAAGTGATTTGTCGAGTACAAACCAAGCGGTATCACTACCACCAGCTGCACTACCAAGTCGGTCCCAAACAATCAATTTAAGTCGTCCCTGGTATGGGTTGACATCGTTGTTTGCGGTTCCGATTCTGCCTGAGCTATCCAATAGTATGCGAGCTTCTTTTTCAAGAGCTGGAGCAACTATTAGAGTGTCAGGTGAAACACCTTGCAATTCGCCTTTGTCATCAAGAGTAGCGCGCATTGTTACCAAAGCGGTTTCTAGGCTTGATTCCTTAAGGTCAGCAGTTGTGGTGTTAGATTGAACGGCGCCACCATCGGTGCGTGGGTGAGAAGCACTAAATAGTGCAACTGCATCACCAGCTGTGAATGGAGCACGTCCACCACCACCAGCGGTAAAGCCGTAGTTAAAGATGTCTGCGCCAATAGCGTCTTTAGTTCGTTGCTTAGAACGAGCTAAATCTTGTGTGCCACGTCGCATAACACCAAATCGGTCGTCATCCCACATCTCTTTAGAGATAGAGATAGCTTTTGCCCATTTTTGGTGGGTGTAGGTTACATCGTAACCTTGTGTGCGGTCTTCGTAGGTTACAGGTTGGTTTTCGCCTGTTTGTACGAATTGAGACAAGCCAGATGCCGAGCTTTCTATTTCACGGTCTTTGCTTGAGTTTTCAACACTGAAAACATTTTGGTACTGGGTGGGGACTTGCTCAAGAGCGTCACCGTAGATTTTACGGATATTGCTGTTTAGCAAATCTGCCCAGCTTGAGCGTAATTCTGCCATTATATTATTTCCTTATTTTAAGTTACTGCTTATTGTGCTGGGTAGAAGTAGTGTTCTGCTATTACGAAAGTACCCCAAGAAGTATCGCTTCGTACTGGGTCAACCTGTGGGTTGTATTCAAGACACAATAGCTGTCCAGTGGTAGAGGTGGTGTTAGTGTCAACAAGTTGAGCACCAGTAGCACCAGTTAAATCGAAGTATGTGCCAACGTGAGTGGCTGCGAAAGTAGTAGAGTCGTTGTCGTTATCTACTAAATATCGCATGGTTGGGTCCACACAAACTAGACATTCGACTGAGTTATCAGCTACGCCTGTCTTAGTTTCTAGTGCAACACCCAAAAGTTTCTTGCTAGCAACACTAGTGTTTTCTAGTTCGCCAGAAGCCAAGTAAACGAAGTCGCCTTTTGTGATTGTGACACCACTTGTTACAACAAAAGATTGTGTAGCAAAGTTAGTGTTACCATCAGCACGACCTAATAATTGAAGTGCCATTTAATTCTCCTAAGAATGTTGTTCCAACTCCTTGCGAATTTCAGCATCAGATTTTGTACTGCCGTGCATTTTTTTGTAAATAGCTATCTCGGCTGGAGTAACTTTAGATTTAGACGGAGGTTTAACAGAAGAAGATGTCTTGGTGGAAGCGGCACTCTCTTTGAGAGCTTCTGCTACCTTACCTGAGTTGTCTTCTTTATTCCACCCTAACGAAGTGACGGCTAGGCCATACAGTTCTTCGGGGGAAGGTATCCTGTTCTCTGTCTCATAAATTACTCTACCTAAAACATTAGCTTTAGATACAAACTTGTCATACTCGGTTTGTTCGAGAACTTGGGGATAGTCGTGTGAGACTTTAGCAAAGGCTGACTGAATTTCCTCGTCTTGCTTCTGTTTAACATAAAGCGTTAGAGGGTCCAGTTCTGTAGAAGCTGGAGTTTCAGTGGTTGCTGGTGTTTCCTTTAGTTTTCGATTTTCTTCGAGTAGTCGAAGTGCCTCGGCTGAACTATGCTGATACGATTTCTCCAGATTAGCATAATACTCTTCTGGGGTTTCGCCAGGTATAGAGGGAACTTGTTTTGTAAAGGTTGGTTCTTCTGATTGCTCTTCGGAGCTTTCTTCAGAACTTTCTTCTGATTCGGTGGTTTGTCCATCCTCTTCAGATGCTTCTTCGGTAGTTTCGTCGGATTCTGCGGGTTCGTCTGATATTAAATCTTCTACTGCCTTGGAATCGTTCTTTAATGCTGCCAAATCAGCTTCGTAATCTTTATCGTCTTTTACGTCAGACTCTGTAGCGTTTGTCGCCATTGTAAACTCCTTCAGTTTGTCTTTCGGGGCCAGCAAATGCTGGTAACTATCTTCCTTAAAAAACAGTTATCAGTCTTTGTTGAGTTCCTTATATAAGTTACGGACCAGTTTTGGCAAGTTCATGTAGGCCGTAGCCTGACCGTTTAGAAACTTTGTAGTCTCGTGGTCGGGGGACAACAGAGCATCCTTAGCTAGAGCGTTTATTTCTAGCTGACATAGTTTACTCAGCGCCTTAAATCCAGGCAACTCATATAAATGTGCTAGAGCCTCTTTTTCGTTTGCGGTGAGCAAATCGACAGTTCTCTTCATACTTGCACTCTATACATATATGTTTTATTTGTAAATGGTCTAATACGATGCGCCCTGCAAATCAGCAGGTTGAGCTTGCGGTGCAGTGGTCTCAGCATTGATGGATGGACCAGCTTCGCCCAGTAGATTCTGATTGCCACCAGCTCCTTCAGGACCAGCAGGTGCAGCACCAGGCATTACACCAGCAAGACTACCAGTATTAGGATTGGCTTCGTGCTCACCCATTAAGTGGTCAGCAATAAGTTGCTGGAATTCAGGTGGTAGGGCTTGGAACTCTACGGAGTTGGTGTACATTAGGTGAACTATAGTGTGGTCCTCAGTGGCTCCCTCGGTTGGTGCTAGTGGTTGACCAGCAGCCATTACCATATTTTCTGACTCAGCAAGCATTTGCATATCTTTAACAGATATACCATCACCCCTCAACCATTGGTCGGGTTGTTCGTCTATCATCTTAGCTGCTCGCGAGACAATCTTCGTAGGGTCCAACACGGAAGCAGTAGCTGGATTAGATAATAGTAGCGAGAGGGTTTCGGTGAATTTAGTCTGTGCGATAGCCTTAGATGGAGGTATGAAGATGTCCGAGCCTACCGATAAGTCATAGCTACCCTGTATATACTTAGCCATCTTCTTATCTAAGTTGATAGCCGATGAGCCTCGGATTTCGTCCATCTTGAGTTTTGGTCCACCATCATCATTGACGATAGAGAACTTCTGACCTTCTACTGTAATGCGACGATAGACCTTTTCTTTCTTTTCTTCATTATCTTCGTAAATCTGCTCAAAGCGGGGAACTGGGTAGAAGAATTGGATGTTAGACCATTTTAGACGTCCGATACGGATAATAGCGTCCATCTCAGCCAGAGCTGACAGCATATTGATTCTCTTTAGAGAGGACTCCTTAACAATAGCTGCTTGGGTAGCGGTGGTACCAGAGTTGGATACAACGATACGGTCATCAATTCCTGTTGCCCTACGGATGTCCTCAAGTAGGATTTCTTCGGTTCGGAAGTAAGATGGTGAAACATCGCCCATTGATAACGGTTCAATGGCCTCTCTGACTGGGCGACCATTGGTGTCGATAGAAATCATTTTGCCTGGTCCTAGCTGAGTGTCTTCATCATCAATATCAAAAGCATTGTTGTGTAAGAAAGCACCGCCAATGATAATCTTCTGTCTATCGAGGTTCATTCTGCGGATAGTGGAGCGCTCTTCTGAAAGGAAGTGCATAGCCTTTGGAACACCCATTCCCCAGAATCGTCCTGGTACTCGGTATTGGTAGATAACAGCAATCGGTAGTTCTTTGTGTTTAGATGGTAGTGGTCCGTCGTAGATGGTTACGTTATTAGCCACGCACCAGTAGGCGTCAAGGGCGCGGTTGTAGTAGTGCAGAAGTTCGACATCATCTTCTTTAATGTCTTTAGGTAAGCGGAAGAAACTCTTGGTGGTAGTCTCGCCACCACTCACAACTTTGTCAGTATCAAAGAAACCCTTCTTATTGCCGTAGATACGATAGAACTCATCAATATTGATAACCTCACGGCGGATAAAATCTACAGCTTCGTTGATGTGTTTAGCCTTCTCATCGACATAGATAAACTCATTTGGCACCCACTCGGTATAGTCATCATCAAAATCTATGATTTCTTTTTCTCTATATATAAGATTACCGTCTTCATCAACATCAGTAGGGTCTTTGACTACTCGCTTATCGGTCCGCCAATAATCCATTAAAAATGCAGTACCACGGATGGCAGCTGATAATTTGGCTAGGAAATACTGCTGGTCAAAGTCAGTATTATTCATATTATAAGTAAGTACTGAGTTGGCGAGGTCGGCAGTAGGTTCATCGGACTCTTCGGTAGCTATCAGTTTAGGTCGGGCTTTTCGTTCAATAGTCTCCTGCATTTGAGTTTGGATAGCCGAGAAAGCATCTGGAAGTTTAAGATTAGCGTGCCAGTCATCAGGGTCCATCTCTGGAACGTACATATTGTATTCTTTGTCGGCAGTTTCCCAGTCCTCTTCAGCTTCTTGGCGTAGTGGGTCATCGCGTAAATCATAATATCGTTCATATATCTTCCTACGAACAAGTCTTTGACGCTTGTTGGGGCGATATTTGTCAGTTTTGGGGTCCGCAGAGTCGGGTTCTAATTGAGTATCTTGAAGTTGAGCCAACTTCTTTTCTAAATCGGTATCTTTTGCCATGATTACATAGTAAGTATATACCTATGTATAAGTAAATGGTTAATAGCCTGTGATGGCCGAGCGTGGCTTGTAGGCAGAGCGTCGTTTACGAGTCTCTTCATCCACTTTTTTAACTGTAGGCGGTGAAGCAAACTCCAAAACGTTAGCTAGGGCGTCAATAATGTCATCGTGGCGTCCAGCAGGGAAGAATAGGAGTTCCTGTTCCAGTTCTTCGAGCTGTGGACACTCCTCAATGTGATAGATATGACCAAATTCGTAGAATGGAGCCAGTCCTTTGATGCGTTCTTCCTTGTCTTTACCGTGGTGTTTGATTTCAGTTATCGGTAACCAGGTGTTTCGGCGCTTCATTTCATTTTCTAGTTCAAATGATAATGATTTTGTGCCAATTACCTCTAGGATTATCTTCATATTCTTTATATCGTCAAATTTTGGAGAGTTAAAAAGGTTGAAAATTTCCTGAATTATTTCAGAATATGTCATTTTCTTCCTGATGACGTGTCTAACGTACAAATCGCGTTGGTAATCCATGCCGACTAGCACGAAAGCAGCGTAATCAGAGTAGGTTCCCGAGGTGCGGGGGTCGGTATAGGAGGGGTCCACGACGAGATACCAGTTAATCGGGCGTCCTTTGATGGATTCCAGGGAACGGCGGTGGATATGTTCCCTCTTAAAGATGGCGTTTTCGTCACTTACGGGTTCGTTAAGGTATTGTTTGGAGAATATAGATGTTCCTTGTCTCCTTCTAATCTTATCAAGCTCCTTCTCGTTGAGGACCTCGGGGAATAGGAGGCTACCATCGGGATTATAGGCACTCTTTTTAAGAATATTGAAGTCTTGTTGCTCAAAATCAATAATATGCTGGTAAAGGTCAGCCATGTGCCAGCGGGTACCAATAACAATCATTGGTTTGCCTGGGTC